AGAATTGGTATTTTCTTGGAAGAGCACACTAAGGAAGTAGAAGGCTCTCGCACCCCAATCAAGTCCATCTACATCACGTACCGCTATTGGTGTGAGGACCGTGGTGAGAGACCGCTTGCTCAAACTAACTTCCAGCGTAAGCTATCTGATAGAGGGATAAAGCTTGAGGGGCACGGATCTAAGTCTGAAGTTATTGGTAGGATACTACCTCCTGTAGCTGTTCCAGATGTTGTTAACTCTTCTCAAAACAACCCGTTTGCATTCGGTGGAATTGCAGCTGTTCGAGGTTAATAGAGTAAAATAAACTTGTGTTCTCGGGAGAGAGACATAAGGGGGTCGGAAGCCTTCCCCGGCCCCCTTCTCTTTTAATTAGGTATATATGAAAATTTGCATCGCAACCCCTATGTATGGTGGTAACTCTAAGAATGTGTACACTGCGTGTATCAATCAACTTACTGGTACTCTAGCTTCTAAAGGGCACTCAGTTACTTTTGTTTCCATAGGAAATGAAAGTCTAATTACAAGAGCTAGAAATACCCTAGTGCATATATTTTTAAAGAGTGATGCAGATGCTTTATTGTTTGTAGATGCCGATCACGGGTTCTCTGTAGATGACGTTGTTAAAATGATTGAATCTCGTAAAGATGTTATTGGTGCAATTTACCCGATGAAGTCAATCAACTGGGAGAATGTACGCAAGGCTGCTTTAGCTGGAGTTAAGACTGAAGAGTTGCATTTGTATTCTGGAAACTTTGCTGTTAATTTTTTAGAGACTGATCAAACATTTAAAAGCAATGAGCCGTTTAAAGTTAGAGATATCGGTACTGGAATGTTGTACATAAACAGAAGTGTCTTTAAAAAGCTAGAACCTATTTGTAGAAAATACAAAAACAACTCTCCTAGTGCAGACGTTGAGATGGGGGAAGAGATTATCGAGTACTTCCCTACTCTCATTACGGATGAACCTGAAAGCATTCTTCTATCAGAAGACTATGCATTCTGCCACCTTTGGAGATCTTTAGGCAACGATGTTTATGCAGCACCTTGGGTTAGAATTAGCCACTCTGGTGACTATAACTTTTCTGGACATTTCTTAAAAACTCTTGAAATCCAACAACAAGCTACTAAATCAAATCCTTAGGACTAGAAGAGTCAACTAAGTTTTTAACAGTCGTGGCGTACCACTGGCGATTATTTTGAGTAGGTATTCCGTCTTTATTTAGACCATCTGCAATTTTTTTGTAAGAAAGTCCAGACTCTCTTTCAGAAAAAATTCTTTGTTTAATTTCTTCTGGAGTTTTATTCATAGGTCCCATGTCTACTCCCCATACTACACCTCGCTTGCGTCTATCTTCATGAACTTCTTTTTGACGAGAAGCAATAATCCCGCGTTCCATTTCAGCTAGAGCTGACATTATTGTGACAACAAATCGTCCTTGATATGACGATGTATCTAAGTTAAGGTCTAGCATCACAAGACGCCACTCGTTTTTATTTGCTCTGTCTACTACGCTAAGAAAGTCTTGAGTCGATCTAGCTAGTCGGTCAATGCGTGTTACAAATAATGCTTTAGCCTCTCCAGCATCTAAACGTTTTAGAGCAGAGGTGAGTGCTGGGCGACCAGAGATTGATTTACCTGATCGCCCTTCTTCGCGAACTAATTCAAATTCTGTAAAGCCAGCGAGCTCGGCTGCTTGGCGAAGTTGGCGTTCTTGAACGTCTAGGGATACCCCGTCATTTACTTGAAGTTGCGTCGATACACGAGCGTAGAGTAAGGCTATACCTTGCTCGACCATGGTAGCTCCAACTCATTCTCAATTAAAGTGTGTAAATTTTCTAGCGTTGAATCGTTTTGAATGTGTGAGTCGAATGGGTAGTTATTTAAATCTTGCTCTGAGGTGTGGTCATTTACTGCAGAAACTTCTGGTCTAAAAATTCTCCAAACAACACCTCCAATGGCTTTAACTGCATCAGCTTCATTGTTGTACCTGCAATCAGAGAAAACAACTTTTTCGTATCTAGTTGCTTTTTCAATAGCTTGATTTACCCAGAAGTCTTGACCAAACATGTTGCGTCCAACTTCGGTACCGAAACGCTGCAACAGCTCACGGATTTCAGGAACATCTCGCTTTGCATTATCCCAGCCACGAAAATGGATAACTCCAGACAGTCTCATGTGTAGCCCCATGTATGGTACGTAAGGGTCTAACGCTAGTAGAGCCTCTCTCATTGGGTCAGCAAAAGATATCCGTGTAAAGCCATGGTTCTCGACTAGATACTGAGCTACGGTGTCTTTTCCAGATTTAGCCCATCCGGAGAGGCCAATAAATGTAGTCATTCTATTCCTTTGTCTTTTGATAGATTCTACCATACAACCCCTCAGAATGTGCGATAATTGTAGTACATATGAATACAGCTTCTGACTCTTATCAATGCAGGGTGTGCAAGGAAGTATTTGTTGTGAGAATATTGGCTCGTTGTTGCGAAATGAAGCATGAAGGCGTTATATTTATTAGACGCCCAGAACAAGAGCCTAGACCCAAAAAAGAGTAAATCAGACTTTTAGTGTATACTGATAAAAAGACAAGATGGACGTATATAAATTGACTAATCTAGTTCAAAAAGCCGTTGCCTTTGGAGGCAAGCTGTCTCCGTTAGTTATCTCTGACGGACTCACTTCTGGTACTGGATTGATGAATCCCTCTGTTTTTGTAAACTCTAAGAATGAAATTTTTGTAAACCTACGTCACGTAAACTACACCCTCTATCATTCTGAAAATGACCAGCAGTTTATTAGCCGATGGGGTCCACTATCTTATTTACACCCAGAGCAGGATCAAGCTCTGAGGACTACTAACTACATATGCAAGCTAGACGACAACCTATCAATGATTGGGCACGCAGTAGTTGACACTTCTGAGTTTGATGTTAAGCCTTTGTGGGAGTTCACTGGTCAAGAAGATTGTCGCCTAGTTGAATGGGATGGCAAGTATTACAACATTGGTGTGCGAAGAGACACTACTCCTCATGGAGAAGGACGTATGGAGCTTAGTGAAATAGAGATAGACGAAAGCTCTTGGACTGTGAAAGAAGTATCTCGACTTCGCATTCCTACCCCTGGGGCAAACAACTCTTATTGCGAAAAAAATTGGATGCCGATTTTAGATAAACCATTTCACTTTGTAAAGTGGACTTCCCCGACTGAAGTTGTTCGCACATGGCCAGATGAACCAGCTAGGACAGAGCAGGTGTCTTTAACCCCTGGACTTATTCCACCAAAAGATCAGAGAGGTGGTTCTCATGTCTTACGTTGGGGTAATGTCTATATTGCAATTACGCATGAAGTAGATCTTTTTAAAAACTATCTTGACCAGAAAGATGGTATCTATCGTCACCGTCTAGTTGTGTGGGACGAGCAGTTTAACCTAATTGGTTTGTCTCCAGAGCCGTTAACATTCCTAGAGGGTCGTGTTGAATTTGTGGCAGGTGCTGCTAAATATGGTGATGACCTTTTGATTAGTTTTGGCTTCCAAGACAATGCTGCATTTATTTTACGTACTCCTAAAGTTGTAGTTGAGGATTTAATTCTGGAGGCACTAACCTATGAGTTCTAATGAAATCATTGAGCATCTTGTTGTAGACCTCTCTAATGACTCGCTCAGTCCAGAGAAAAACCTTGCTGTTGCCGTTGAGTATGAGAAACTTGGGCAAACTGCTTCTGCTGTAGGTTTTTATCTTCGTGCGGCTGAATACGGCTATAAGAAAAACTTATTGACTACATACGCGGCTTTACTTCGAGTATCTATATGTATAGAGGGACAGAAGAATCGTGATTTAACTGTTAGTAATGTTATTCTTCAAGCTATTGCTTATATGCCTACTAGACCTGAAGCATATTTACTTATGTCTAAATTTCATGAAAAGTCTGGTAACTGGCAAGAGAGCTATACATTTGCCCAAATTGGACTATTACATTCTAGACAAACGTTTGATCTTCCTGTAGATGTTGGATATCCGGGTAGATACGCTTTAGATTTTCAAAGTGCTGTTGCTGCATGGTGGGTTGGTAGACGCTCTGAGAGCATAGAAGAGCTTAAAGATCTTCTAAACTATCCTAGAATTGGGCCTGAGTACTTGAAAGCTGTGAAAGAAAATTTAGAGAGATTGGACTCCAATGAAACTGCTATTTGATATTGGAGCTAATCGGGGAGATGCAACTATTGCGGGCACTGCTCTTGGATATAAAGTTATTGCTCTAGAGCCTGCTCCTAGAGTCTTTGCAGAGCTTGTACGTAATTTTATTTACGACCCTAACGTTGTCCCACTGAGGCTAGCCGTGTCTGAGACTACTGGAGACAGGGTAGAGTTTTATGAATGTGTAGAAGATGGGCT